CAAACAATGCAACCAAGAGATCCCTCTTTACAAAACTCAAGAAGAGAGGCATCAACGTTATTAGGAAATGTAACAGTGAGTATATCATAATGGCAATAACACACTCAGCATTTTTAACACAAGTAAGAAATTATACTGAAGTAGACAGCAATGTGTTGTCAGACACTTTATTAGATCAATTTATTAGAAATGTTGAACTAGATGTTGCTGGCCAGGTTGATTATGACGATTTAAGAAAATATGCTACCTCTAATTTTACAGTAGGTAATCGTTATGTGTCTTTGCCTTCAGACGCTATAATTTTAAGGTCAGTGCAAGTCATTGATAGTTCAAATAACAGAACATTTTTAGAAAAAAGAGATACAAGCTTTATATCAGAATTTGCACCTAACGATTCAACTACGGGCACTCCAAAATATTTTGCTAGCTGGGAGGATAACGTTCAAACAGGTGCAGTTATTCTCGTGGCTCCTACTCCTGCTGCAGCAGACACTGTGCAAATAAATTATATTAAAG